CTGTACAAAATCTATCAGTTCCATCATATTGTCTTTCGATTTATCCAATTCTTCATTATTTGTACTATATTCAACACCGAAACTCAATAAAGGCGTTATTTGTTCTTTTTGTAATTCATCTAACATTGGTATCATTGTGCTTAAATCTTCTCCTCCACAGAATTGATTGAACATCAGTGTCTGCATCTTAGGATAAATATAAGGCGGTTTAAAGTGCATAAATTTGTTCACACATTCACTCGCCAAAACTGAATTATGGGATAGTACAGTACCCAAACCATAAAGGAACTTTTGACGGACTAACTCATTTGAAGTAAGCAATCGATAGGCGCGTTTCGTATTCTGGAAATTACCAACAATTCGGGATAAAGGCATACAATTATGCTATGTAGTTCGAAAAAAATCCAGATGAGGAAATATTGATAAGTGATTTTTGTACAGTATAAGAACACATATATTGTACACACATACGACTACCATAACGAGACAAAATGGCAAGAACCAAACAAACTGCAAGGAAATCATTAGGAGGACTAGCCCCTATAAAGATGATGAAGCAATTGGCAACATTAGCATCTAGGAAATCTGCCCCTGCCACAGGAGGAGTAAAACGACCAAAACGATATCGTCCTGGTACAGTTGCGTTGAGGGAAATCCGTAAGTACCAGAAAGGTACTGAATTATTGATTCGAAAGTTACCTTTTCAGAGACTTGTAAAAGAAATCTCTCAAGACTACAAAACCGACCTGAAATTTCAATCGGCAGCTATTTTAGCTTTACAGGAAGCATCAGAGGCGTATTTAGTAGGACTATTTGAAGACACCAATATGTGTGCTATACACGCGAAGCGTGTCACAATCATGCCAAAAGATATACATTTGGCCAGACGAATTCGAGGCGAAAAAAGATATTAGTAATAGAACAATTTCACCATATACTGTACATAATTTTAACAAATTTAACAATTTTAACAAATTCAACAAATTCAACAAATTCAACAAATTCAACAATTTTAACAAATTCAACAATTTTAACAAATTTAACAAAACCCTTTTTTTCTGTATATCTCATTGTCTCAAACAATCATATATTGTACATAAAAATATCATGAAGAAATCTTTATTATACGAGGAAATATATTCGAATAATTCTTCTTTTGATGAAGTACCGAAAAAACTATTATGTCCGAGAACTCACGAGAGAAATCCACGCACTAGACGTTGTAATAAAAAATGTAAAAACGGATTCCATAGAAATTCAAAATTTATACCAGTGAAGATTTGAAATAGGACGCCCTTTCAGGGCGTCATTTCAAAACGTTACTGGAATCTGACCCTCTATGATTTAAAATGTCCCATTTTAAATCTTCGAGGGTTTAAATGTAGAAAAAGTAAGAGTAATCATACAGCAACACCCATTTTAGGAGACATATATCCGAAGAGTTCCTATGAACAATATGAGAAAATATGTCTCAATACTCACGAAAGAAATCCATATACTAAGCGATGCAACAAGAAGTGCAAAAAAGGTTTTATCAGAAATGATAAATTCAAATGTCGTTCTCTCAAGAAACGGAAATAAACATAATATACTGTACAAAATATATTATGTTTTCGGACAAAGACTATAGTTATTATGATGGAATACCAAAAACGTTTCGTAACATTCGAGACAAAGAGTTTGCAGAGTGGGAAATTCCTCCTTGGGAATTACTAATCAACAAACAGAAAATGCTAGGTGAAGGCGAATTCGGTACAGTTTATTCCGCCGATTGGCGGAAAACAGAAGTAGCTGCAAAGGTTATAAACAATAATATTCCTGAACATAAAAAATCACTTTTCATCCGTGAATTTGATGCTATGACAAAAGTCCATCATCCTAATATTGTACAGTTATTGGGATATGTCAATGAACCTTTTATTATTGTGATGGAATATTTACCAGAAGGCAATCTTCTTTCCTACTGGAAAAAAAACAAACTTACTGTATCCGATAAAGTAAACATTATGAAAGATATACTCAAAGGACTCGCATATATGCATAACCGCAGACCGAATTATATCATACATCGAGACATCAAACCGCAGAATATTCTCATAACACCATCAGGTAGAGCAAAAATCGGAGATTTCGGATTAAGTCGTATTATCAATTATGCAACTACACCACCAAGTAAATCTGTACAAAAACAGTCAACTGAATTTTTAGACTTATTATTAATCGAAAAGAAAAACCCAGATTTGACTAATACCGTAGGTACAGAGAGATATATGTCTCCTGAAATGAAAAGTCTTGTACAGTATAACTATAAAACCGATATTTGGAGCTGTGGAATTATATCTTCTGAATTATTTGAAGAAGTACGGTACAATGAACATACTTTCAAATGGAGAAAAACTCCTATTCCAATTATATCCATTATTTCACAATGTATGTTGAGAGAAAAACCATCTGACCGATTCTCGGCCACTGAAATTATTTCTGAAATAGAGAAGATGCCTATAGATGAGTGCAATTGTATGTGTACGTGCATCAATTTATCATGGTTTTATGACACAGAAAATTGTATATAAACATATTCTTTGTCTCATTCTATAGTACACAATCCATCATGGAGCAGATTACACTGAAAAATAAACGCGTATATGAATTTTATAAGAACCATCCATCTATCTCATTTGAGACAATGAATATATTAGTGGTCGACCTATTAGAAAAACTAATGCAAAATAGTCAACCTACATTAGATCAAACATTAGCCAGTTCTATATTGGAAGAAATGACCAAAGTAAAACAACAATTAGCACAAACTGAGACACAATTGAATCAACAATTGTTGGCCAAAATGGTTGAAATGAAGAAAGATTACATGAGTGATTTACATTTGGTCATAAATAATAATACTACAGACAAAATCGCACCTATTGTACAACAGTACAATGAATCTTTACAGGATAAAATTAAAATTCTTATACACGACTTGTTACCAAAAACACAAGAAGGTGTCTCAAAAGAAATAACAAGTTCCCTTAAAGAATTACACGTTAATATACAACGTGAGACATCTGGACTTACAAAAGACACAATTACAAAGAAAACTCTAGAAGAATTTGTCTCGTCAATCGATAATAAATTCGCAAAGTCTCTTGTCAGTTCACAAACTTTCTTGAATACTATGATTACTTCTACAGAACAACGAATCACACAGAAAGTAGGTGAAGGACAACAAAAAGTAGACAATATGGAATCCGAAATAAAATTGTCTCAAGTACAGCAAAAAGTATTACAAAGTAACATCAATGATTTATTACGGAAATTCGAAAATTCATCTGCAAAAGGAAAGATTTCTGAAAACATTATGGAACACGTACTCCATAATCTATATCCAACCGCACAAGTCGATTTGGTCGGAACCACCAAAGAAACGGGTGATATTATGTTGTACAGAGATAGTAAACCTACTATTTTATTCGAAAACAAAAATTATGACAAAAATGTTGTACAGGAAGAAGTCAAAAAGTTTTTACGAGACATAGAAATGCAGAACTGTTGTGGAATTATGTGTGCACAACACTACGGAATCGCCAACAAAGAAAATTTCCATATTGATGTGCACAATGGCAATGTTTTACTGTACCTACACGCTGTAGAATATAACCCTGAAAAACTAAAAACAGCTGTCGAAATAATTGACCATTTCAAATCTACAATGGAAGACTTAGAATGTGGCGAAGATGTCATACAGTTTGAAAAAGAGACACTGGATACTATTAATAAAGAATACCAATTATTTATTAGTAATAAAGCCAATCAAGTCAAAACTGTAAAGGAATATAGCAATAAGATGTTGTCTCAAATAGAGGAACAGAAACTTCCACATTTGGAACATTTATTATCAAAATATTTCGCTACTACCGCTTCTAAAGAAAATGTATGTGAGTACTGTAATTATTCAGCCAAAAATACACGCGCACTAATGGCACATCAAAGAGGTTGTATTGAAAAAAAGAAAATGAAGGTAGAAGTAAAACCCTTGAAGATTTATAATGGGACATTATAAATCATATAGTGTCGAATTCCGAGACTAATATAAAAGGTCATTTGTTTTCAAAATCATATTTTTACAGTATATTGTAATAAAATATGATTCGTCATTCACAAAGATAATTATAAAAATTATTCAGAGTCAGAGATAGTAGAATCAGTGGTATAATCGTCAGCTCAACCACCTTTTTGTTTTTTACCAAAAAATGGTTCTTCACCGCCTCATCCACCTCTCATCTTCTTTCCCTTTCCCTTTCCCTTTCCCTTTCCCTTTCCCTTAGAACCCTTCCTTTTCTGTGTTCCCTTTTTACTTACTTTGCTGCGTACTTTCTTTGAAAGACCAAGTGTGCGAAGTAGTTTACTAAACATATTTTACAGTATATACTGTACAAATATATTTATTCGATATTTGTCCCTTGCAAGTCGATATCAGACAAATTTAAATCTTTTATTTGTCTCCAATTCGGAGGAGATGGTACTTCTTTATATGGTGGTGGAAATGGGTAATATTCTATTTCATAATGTATTTCTAAATTTTTTATTTTTTTCCAATCATATTCTACATTCAAATCCAATAATTTAAGAGTATTAATCAGTTTACTAGTGAATAATTTCTGTTCTGTATTACGATATGTGTATTTATCAGAAAGCATACGGTCTTTTAAACGCCTTTGAATAATATTCTGCCATTCAAATTCTTTCCCTAAATAGTAATATCTATATACAGAACTAGACGCATTAGAAAAGTCTTCAATAGATACTGCATTTAATGGTTCCCCAAAAGTCATTTCATTCGTAATAGATATACTGTTTGACTGTAAATCATCTACTTCTATATCACCATGAATCCTATCTGAAAAAGACGAACCACCAACACCTCCACCAATTCTAGTTGATTCTTCTGTACCATATATCTTTTTCACTTTTATCGATTTCGCTTGTAACGCAACAAATATATTTTTCAGTTCTTGTAATTTCGAATCGATATAACGACTCGTAAAATTATCCGATGGAATGAACAATTTCTCTTTTGGCAACATTATGTACAGTTTACGCGGCAAAGGCGGTCCTTCTATATTGTACGGTATTGTGTCTACTTCCGAAAAACGTTCAATAATTAATTGTCCAGGAAATTGGGATTTTCGGTAGCAAATCATGTCTTTACGACTCCAAATGCACTTCTTGTAATCCTCATCTCTTAGTAACAACAAAAACCGTAAACGACAATTATATTTCGATGATAAACTAAGATTACGGAAAAAAGTTTCTATTATTTCATTCATATTATTATTATTAGTATTATTCCTTTGTGACCTATGTGTTGGTGACCCTTTTGGCGATTGATTACTTGTGTCTGAGACACGCGCATACAAACAACTAAACATTATTATGTACAGTATTATTATCTGAACGGTTTATATATCTATACTGTAAAAAATATGTGTATGAATAAATTCGTTGCGTATTCTTTATCTTATATTGTAAACATTACTTTATTGGTTTACATTCTAGATGTACCATTACTAATCTCTGGCAATGAACGTTTAGTGAGAGAGTATTATGAAGTTAATTTTGTACAGTCTTTCATTATGGATTTCTTTTTAATCGCAATTTATTTGTTCGCGGCTGAGTTTATCATTCAACTGTACAATATAAAACAGTTAATATGGAAATTACTAACAGTTTTACTAGTCACTATTGCCATTTCTGGAGGATTTTATTTGTACTTTATTAATAGACCTATGACTTCTCTCTTTTTCAGTCGCTGGTTTCATAAAGTAAAATGGAGAGCAGTCGCATACGATTGTGTACTCTTATGTTGTAACTATATACTGTACACAACATTGTTACGAGGTAAGAGAATGACTATATATAATTGAACCAATACCAGAAAAGATTAATAGACTTCCTAATAGCTGTGTCCAATGCAGTTTATCTTTGAAAATAAGAATACCTACCAATAATAGCAATAACATTTCCCAGCCCGCCATTAAAATTCGAATCATTCCCAATGGATTTTGAGACGAGATGGAGTATATCCAGAACCCGAAACCAATAAAGAATAATGCACCTGCCAAGAAAGGTAAACCACTTCGAACACTATTACTGAAAAACTGTTTCGTTGATATTGGGTCATGTATCGATAATGACATCAATAAAATAGCACCTAAAATACCTATTATAATACTAAAACAAGCAGTTGTATAAAGACTTGGTAAATGATTCATTACAGTACGTGTCTCAAACGATTTTCTTAAACATATTTGCCCCCCTACAAAAAATACTGTACCAATAAATACTGACAATATCCATAAATTTTCCATTTGTTTTACTGTATATAATATTGACTTATTTATTCATTAAGTTAAACCATGTTGAACCTTTATTTTGATTCGTTCTTTGAACTGGTTCTCTAGAACGTCTTCTAGGTGGGGGAGGGTCACGTGGTGTATCCTGTCTAGATGTATCACTAGTACCACTATATACCTTTTCTTTTCTAAACAAGGAGATACAACAACAACATAGACTTTTATTCATCATTCGTTGAAAGAAATTTTGTGTACTGTAATCACGTGTTAATGTAGGGCTTCTACGTCGTCTCGAACTCATATACCACAGATACTTTATAAATATATACTAATTTCTTTGTTATTTTTTTTTATACTTTTTCAATTGATTCGGTCCAATATGTGGATATGACATTTTTTGTGCTTGAGGAGTTACTGTTTTTTTACTTTTATTTTTGTCTCGTTTTTGTAAAAAGGGGAATAGGCAGTTTTTCGATGATGTACAAGAACATAGATTTATATTCACATTTTGTTCAATTACCGTACCAGCATCATTCTTTTTACAGAATAACATTGATAATATTTTAGAAGGTGTAGACA